GACTACGATTTCGAGCACTGGTTTGTGGCCCCAACGCCTGACGCGGCATATGCATTTGAGGCATTGTGCTATACCCGTCTACAACCTTTGGCCTCGGACAATCAAACCAACTGGTTGACTCAAAATGCGCCAAATACCATGCTGTTTGGAACGTTGAAACAAACCGCGCCGTTCTTAAAGGACGATGTTCGGCTGACCGTTTGGGGTCAGCTTTTTACCGAGGCCATGACCGCACTGAAGATTGAAGATCAGTTGCGCATGGGTGACCGTTCAGCCGTTGCACAGGATTCTTAATCATGCCCACGTACACAAATCCGTTCACAGGCCAGACAATTTCGCCATCGTCTGTCAGTTATGAATCCATCTCAATCAGTGCCAATACGGAGCTTCAATGGCCTATTAACGGCAACGATAATACTCCTGCGAGCAGCATTATCGATTGCGTTGCTACTACTTCTGGCCTGTTGCTTGAGCTTCCTCCTGCTACTCAAGTTTCTACAGGCCAGTCTGTTCTTGTTAGAAATACTGGTTCTAACACTTTTACGGTCACCGACAATTCTGGCAATACTATCATTGCTATTACTTCTGGAATTGCTCAGTTTATCTTTCTGACAAGTAACGCCACTGTTAACGGCACATGGGCATCGGTGGTGTTTGGCGCAGGAACTTCGGCGGCAAACGCAAGTGCGTTGGCAGGATACGGGTTAACACCTATCGGCTTAACTTTGAATCAAGCTTACAACGTCACCAACTACTACTCCAATGCTACCTTGAGCGCCACCACTAGGGCGCAGTTTGTTGTGTGGTCCAGCGGCGTTGGGGCATTGACGTTGCCGTCAGCCTCTGTAGTTGGCAATAACTGGTTTTCGATCATCCGAAACAACGGCACTGGCATCTTGACGTTGACCCCTCAGGGCACTGACACGATCGACGGGAATGCCAGCCAACAGCTTCAATTGACCGAGTCTCTGGTCATTGTCTCCAACGGATCAACGGGGTTCAACACCTACGCTTACGGCAGGTCTTCCACTTTTGCCTTTACCCAGTTGGTAAAGACGGTGACCGGCGGCACAACAACTTTGACGCCTGCCGAAGGCGCAAACATCATTCAAGAGTACTACGGCGTTTTAACATCCAACGCAATAGTTGTTCTGCCGTCAACGGTTCAGTTGTATTCACTGACAAACGGCACAAGCGGAGCCTACACTTTGACGTTCAAAACGGCAGGCGTAGGGACTACTCAGGTTGTCAACCAAGGCCAAACAGCGTTTGTAGTGTCAGATGGCACAAACGTGTACAGTACAACAAGCAACGCTGCAGCGTCCGGCACGTTCACGGCCAACGTGGGCTCTGTATCGGCCCCGTCCATCAACTTCCAAGGGAATACATCTACGGGTTTTTACTTACCAACCAGTAATACCATTGGTTTTGCTGTGAATGGCGTGCAAGCCGGTACTTGGTCCTCTACCGGCCTATACGTTGCCAACGGTATCTCTGGGGGCACGTTTTGACATCTAAGGTCATTTCAATGCAGGTCCCTGCTGGTATCCAGCGAGATGGTACTGAATTCGACTCATTGATGTATGTTGATGGCAGGTGGGTCCGTTTTCAGCGTGGACGTCCAAGAAAAATAGGTGGCTACAAGGCCATCTTTTTGAATGCATCAGGGATTTCCCGAGGTATGCAAATGACGTCCACGGGCGGCATCAACTATCTTGTTTCTGGTAACGCCAATGGGTTGGAGCAGTGGCTTACCGACAACGATGACGGTGTGGGCTCTGGCCCTTACCAGTACAGCTTAACTAACTTCACGGCAAGCACCAAAAACTTGTGGCAGTTTGATATTGGCTATGACTCAACTGGAAGTTCGACCAATAACTTGGTAGCGCACCCGGGCCAAAACTTGGCCGCAATTGACTCTATTACCAACACACCCGTGCTGTACGGCGTGTTCCCCGGCTCCACTGGCAGCCTGTCCATGACCAAGGTTGGCGTGTTTACGGCCACTGCTTATTTAAACGGCACAACTGCCATCATCAGCGGCGCAAACACTTTGATTGGTGCTGGCCAAACTATGTCTGGCACAGGCATTACGGGGGGCACGACCGTGGCCAGTGTTTCCGTGGTGGCCAGCGCCAGCCTCTTGGGCTACATATCTGGCACGACGTTGACCGTTACCGCTGTTTCTGTTGGCTCTATTGCTGTTGGCCAGTCCATCACCTCCACGGCGGCGACTGTAACGTCAGGCACGGTGATCACTGCCTACGGCACAGGCACAGGCGGCGTTGGCACGTACACCGTCAACAATTCCCAAACTGTTGGCGGCACAACCAACTTGATTTCTTTTGCCGGCGGCGCCACCACCACGGTCACGGCATCTGCGTCGATGACGACCGGCAGCGCCATCACAGTCACGTTTGACAACAATATCTCCGTGTCTGGTGGCTGCGTATTGATTCATCCGTATCTCTTTGTGTATGGGAATAATGGCTTGATCCAGAACTGCGGCGCAGGCAACTTCAACGACTGGGTCTCGGCCACGTCCAACGCCAATAACGTGGCTACAGGCAAGATCGTCAAAGGCCTTCCTATTCGAGGCGGTACGGCATCCCCCAGCGGCTTGTTTTGGTCCCTTGATGCGCTAATACGTGTAAGCTTTGCACCCACCACGGCAAGCGGCGCAACGCTGTACTGGTCCTATGACCTGATCAGCAGCCAAAGCTCAATCATGTCATCTCAGTCGGTGGTGGAGTATGACGGCATCTATTACTGGGCCGGCGTGGACCGGTTCTTGTCGTACAACGGCGCGGTGCAGGAAATCCCTAACACCATCAATCAAAACTACTTTTTTGACAACATTAACTTGGTTCAACGTCAAAAGGTTTGGGCCACCAAGGTTCCTCGCTGGGGCGAGGTCTGGTGGTTCTATCCTAAAGGCAGCGCCACTGAGTGCACTGACGCCATCATTTACAACGTGCGCGAAAAGGTCTGGTACGACGCCGGACAGGCTTTAGGCGCTCGCCGAAGCTTTGGTGCGTTCTCCGAGGTGTTCCCAAAACCTTTGTGGGGCGGCACAACCCCTGCTGTTGCGGCTAATTTCACTGCCAGCATTACCGGCAGCACAATGACCGTGACGGCCGTGGCCGACGGAACAATTTCTGTTGGCCAAGTGGTAAGTGGTGCTGGCATACCTGATAACACTTACATCACGGTTTTGGGCACTGGTGTTGGTAAAACGGGCACGTACACTTTGAGTTATTCTTTTGGAACTCCGGTTGTTTCTGAGCCGATGACCATTTCCACCTACACGATTTGGCAGCATGAGGCAGGCACGGATGAGGTGTATTTGACCAACGTGAATGCAATCCAAAGCTATTTTGAGACATGCAACTTGGGCGCAATGAGTGGCTTGGTTGGATCTGAGCAGCAGCCCGGCGACAATCAATGGACCCGCCTTGAGCGCATTGAGCCTGACTTTGTGCAAAGCGGACCCATGACCGTTACCGTGACAGGTAAAGGCTATGCGGACGATGTGGACCAGACGTCTGAGCCTAATACCTTTTTGCCCGACACGTTAAAAGTTGATGTGCGTGAGCAGCGCCGTGAAATGCGTTTACACTTTGAATCCAACACGTTTGGTGGAAATTACGAAACCGGCAAAGTTTTGCTTTCCATCACTACAGGTGACGTCCGTTCTACTGGAAATCCATAATGAGCACAACCTACGATCCTCGCAACATGGATTGGGATTATTGGTGTGCTTTGACATCAGAGAGGTTTGCTGTGCAGCAACTTGGTACTGTTCCTGAAGATCGTTGGAGGGAATGGGTTGACGCCTTTGGTGGAATTGGTTATTTCAATAATTCAGGTGTTCCAGATTCTAGGGGATTTGACACGTGGCAAGATTGGGCTTTTGTCTTTTTAGGCGCTATGAGCTTGAAAGTTTAATATGGCTTTAGATGCGTTTGGTAATCCAAGTTCAGATGATTTAAGCGCACTGCAATCTGCGCTTTCGCCTGCGCCTACGCCTACGCCTGCGCCTACGCCTGCGCCTGCGCCTACGCCTACAGATAGTCAAGCTGTTACGTCTGCTCTGCAAGAGGCTGCGCCTACTCCTACCAGTGCTTTGTCGGTTCTTTCTGCAGCGCCAACGCCAACTCAAACGGCCAGTTTAAGTTCTACTGCAGCAAGTAGCGCAGCAGGTCCTGATTTAAGTCAGTATTACGGGTTAGTCACTGGGGGCAAGCAAACAGTAGATTCTTTGCTTGAATACTTTAAGTCGACGGGCGCATCAGATCAAGATATTAAAAATTATTTTGATTTATTTAAGCCAGCGGCCACTTCAGCTTTAGATACTGCAAACATGTCGGGCCTGACCTTTTCTGGAGGTTATGGAACGCAAACTTCGGCAGCTTCAACAGCCGCGCTGGAAAAAGTTGAGCAGGATAGGCTTGCAAGAATTGCAGCGTTAACCCCTGCAGACATTCAAAAACTGATTACGGATAACGCCGCTGACCCGCAACTGTTGTCTAACGTAATGGTTCAGAATAATTTAACTGCCAGACAGGTCATGGACGCTGGCGGTTTAACACCCGCGCAAATGGCCGCAGTGTTGAAGACTCAGATAGGTGACGCTAAAGAAACAGATCTGTTTGGCGGTGTTATTTTAGACACCTATGGTAACCAGAAAGTCGCTATCACTAAGAGCGACTTGAACAATGTTTACAACCAGATTATCAGTCAAGGTCTGCTTTCGCAATGGAAGGGTCAAGGGTTTGGCTCGGCTGAAGCCAATGCCATGGACATGGCTAAGAGCTTGGTTGGATCTGGCATTACTGATATTAGTCAACTTGGTCAAGGGACGTTTTACGTTCCACAAGCAGTTACCACTCAATATGTAACCAACAACAACATAGCAGTACAGCTTTTAAATGGCAAGTACTACATGAATGTTGCCGACCCTAATAATCCAGAAGAGTCAATTCAAAAAGAAGTTGACCCTAGCACCGTAACAAAACAATTAGGTCTTACTACTCAGCAAGCCACAGGTGATGGCACTGAATACAACCAATCAACATTTGATGTATTTACTCCTCTTACTGCCGACCAACAAAAGAAAATAAAAATTGATTTTAACGGAAACATGACGGTTCCAGTTGCAGGCGGCGAAGGTTACATCAATAAACTCACTGGCGAGCGCATTCTTAGTAACTACACCGACCGCACCAAAGACAATGCGTTTGGTGGGACTTATTCGGGAAAAGACAACACCGCCTACCGTGTTGATTTTTCTACTGGCTACCCAATTTTTTACACCACTGAGCACTCCAGCAACGATCTTGTCAACATTTTTCAAAGTAGCCCTCTTATGGGCATGGTTGCAAACTTAACCGCCAATTATTTTGGTGGCCCGTTGGGTGTTGCTGCGTTGCATTTGTTGATGGGTGAGAACCTGAGTGATGTGGCAAAGGCTGCAGTTATGGCCTATGCTGCGCAGCAAATAGCCAGCGGCGTTTCCGCCAATACGGCTGTGGTGAATGCGTTAGGGCAGACGGGCGCAAACATTGCCGCCTCTGGTGCTGCTTCCTTTGTTGCAAGCGGCGGCAATATGAACGCGGCAATCAATGCCATGGTCACCGGTGGCATTGGTGCTGGTGTAAGTGCTGTGCTCGGAAACATCCCTGAGTTTGCTTCGTTAAACAAAGTCAACCAAGGCATCATCTCTAACCTTGTTGCGACAACTTTAAAGACTGGAAATTTGACGCCACAGCAGTTGATTGGCGCTGCGTTCAATGCGGCAACTGCAGAAATAAAGGCCCAAAGGGATGCTGACTATAATGCGGCCGCCTCGCCTTACTTCACGCCTACAGGTACAACTGCAGGTACAACTGCAGGTGCTACAGACACAAGCGTAACTGTAACGCCAGTTACAGATGCAACTGCAGGCACAACTGCAGGCACAACTGCAGGCACAACTGCAGGCACAACTGCAGGCACAACTGCAGGCACAACTGCAGGTACAACTGCAGGCACAACTGCAGGCACAACGGCAGGCACAACGGCAGGCACAGGCGAAACTACAGTTACTAATCCGTACTTTACGGACAAAGGCATAAATACAGCCGCAACTACAGGCACAACTACAGGCACTAAAACAGACTTGGAAGTTTTGACTCAAGCTGCCGCAACTCAAGCTGCAGCGCAGTTGGTTCAAAACCCACAAAGAATTTTGCAAACAGACTCTTCGCTTGCTGCAAAAATATCAAACGTGCCGGGTGCGTTGGAAAGCATCAGTAATTATTTGGCCGTCAATCCAAATTCTCAATTTTTGGATGCCAACTCACCTGACGTTAAGGCATTCCAAAGCTACTTGCGTGCGCAAGGCATTTCTGACGCAAACATCCAATACATCACTGACTCATCAAGGACTGCAGCCAATGAATTGATTGCCAAGGCTTCAGCGTTGGTATCGTCGGCAGACGCTACAAAAATAACCGATAACTTGACCAAGGTTGGCAACACTTTGCCAACTACGGCCCAGCAAGTTACCGCTGCCGATGGCAGCAAAATGTACATTGATCCCGTCACGCAGAAGTTTTATAACTCCAGTGGTGAAGAGATTACAAGAACCGTCAATACAGCAGCCTCTACCGCAGCCGATGATTTAATCAGAAGATCTATGTCAAAGATCGGAGGAGGTTCGCAATCAGGCTTTATAAGCCTTGATTTGCTTCCTGTTAATGCAATTGCTAATGCTTTTAATTCTGTTTCAAAAACTTCCTCGGGGCCGGTAGATCCAGTTGAGGTTCTCAAGCAAGCGATGTCTTCGCTTAGTTCCGTTGATGCCAGCAACCTATTTAAAGGGGCCGCGTCCAACGAAGTGACCGGCATGTTGATGACGGCCCTTGGGTCTGACTTTTTCAGAAGCCCTGCTGCTGCTGGTTTTAATACTGGCCTTCAAGAAGCGTTGCTGCAAAATCCTACAAACAAGAACCTGAACGACGAGTACAAAAGTTTGTACGGTGATGATTGGAAGGGCTACGGTGCTATAGAAGCAATTAACTCCGCAAGGTCACTTGCTGGAGCCGAAAATGGAACAACAACTACTGGAAAAATTACACCAGTTGCGCAAGAAGATGGATCTTTTACTTATAAACAAAATATAAGCGTAGTGCTTCCGGGGGGCAACGCCACAAGCAATGGTGATAGCACCGCTACTTACCAAGTTTTATATGACCCAAATGCTCCCGTAGGTAAACAATTAAGGTATTCTTTTGGCGGTGCTGGAACTGGTGACAACGCAGAAATGCAAGTCTATGCAACAACATCGCCACCGTCTCTTGAGTTGATTAATGGCGTGTGGTCCTTTGTTCCGCCTCCTAAAGTTGTTCCTGACGTAAAACCTGCTGAGCCTGCGGTAACTCCCGCCCCCACGGTAAAGCCTACGCCTTCGCCTTCGCCTTCGCCTAGCTGGCCATTTGATCCAATTCCTTTAACTACTCCAAGCCCCACGCCGACTTTAAAACCAACACCTTCTCCTAGCCCTAGTCCTTCGCCTAGCCCTTCGCCTAGTCCTAGCCCTTCGCCTAGTCCTAGCCCTTTGCCTAGTCCTAGCCCTTCGCCTAGTCCTAGTCCTTCGCCTAGCTGGCCATTTACCGAGCCTACACCGACTCCTACACCGAGCCCAAGCCCTTCGCCGAGCCCAAGCCCTTCGCCGAGCCCGAGCCCTTCGCCGAGCCCGAGCCCTTCTCCAAGCCCAAGCCCTTCGCCGAGCCCGAGCCCTTCGCCGACCCCGAGCCCTGCGCCGACCCCGAGCCCTACCCCCAGCCCGAGCCCTTCCCCCACCCCGCGCCCGAC